TATGATAAGAAGTTCCTTGAATACCGCGAGGGTAAGTGGTTCTACAAGGACGCTAGATTAAACCTATTTGCAGCTATTGATTTTGCATTCAGCTTAAAAGCTAAGGCTGATTATACAGCTATAGTAGTAATCGGTGTGGATTCAGAACGTAATATATATGTTCTAGATATAGATAGATTTAAGACAGAGAAGATTAGTGTATACTTCCAACATATATTAGAGAAGTATAATACTTGGCAGTTCCCTAAGATGAGGGCAGAGGTCACAGCAGCTCAGGCTACTATTGTAGAAGAGCTTAAACACGAATATATAAAACCTTACGGGCTAAATCTAAAGATAGATGACTTTAGACCTAGTAGGAATGAAGGGACTAAGGAAGAGCGTGTTGACGCTATATTAGAACCTAAATATGATAATTTATCTATCTGGCATTATAGGGGTGGACACTGTCAGACATTAGAGGAAGAACTAATATTAGCTCATCCTCCTCATGATGATGTAAAGGATACGTTAGCATCTGCTATTGATGTATCGGTTCCTCCTAGACGAACAGTTACTTCAGATAGAAAGAATAACAAAATAATCTATAATACTCGCTTTGGCGGAATAGGATAATACATTGACAGGTAAGGTACTAGAACTAGAGAATCTCTTGAGTCGTGAAGACTTGGCTACAGATATTGTTGATACCTATACTAAGTATCAGAATATGCGTCAGGGCTGGATTGATGAGAAGAAGGAACTTAGGAACTATATATTTGCTACTGACACTCGGAGCACATCTAATAGTAAGCTCCCTTGGAAGAACAGTACACATCTTCCAAAGATATGTCAGATTAGAGATAACCTACACGCTAACTACATTTCTGCCCTATTTCATAATGACGATTGGTTACAATGGGAAGGCGCTTCTAGGAAGGATGAAACGGCTAAAAAACGTAAAGCTATTTTATCTTACATGGGGAACAAGTTACGTGAGTCTGACTTCAGACAAACAATAAGCCAACTTCTGTATGACTATATTGATTACGGTAATGCTATTGGTGAAGTCATTTATATAAAAGAAGAAAATGAAATTAATGGTGAAAAGATTCCCGGATACGTTGGCCCTAAGCTAATTCGTAGGAGCCCTCTAGACTTGGTAATGAACCCCACTGCAGCTGAGTTCAAAGACACACCTAAGATTACGCGACTATTAAAAACCTTCGGGGAGATTCAACTAGAGCTTGAGTCTCAACCAGAAAACACTCATTATCAAGAAATTCTTAATAATATGAGATCAGTTAGAAATAACATTGGAACATACGAAGCCAATGATATTGCTAAAGCTAGTGGACTAGAGGTAGATGGCTTCGGCTCCTTATTAGATTATTACCAATCTAACTATGTAGAAATCTTAGAGTTTGAGGGGACAATCTATGACCGTTATACAAAGACAATGCTTAAAGACTACCGTATTACAGTATATGACAGGTCTTGGATAGCTCGTAAAGAGCAAAACCCTTCTTGGTTAGGTCAATCTTCTAAAGCTCATGTGGGTTGGAGGCTTCGTCCTGATAACCTCTATGCAATGGGGCCACTAGATAATTTAGTTGGTATGCAATATAGAATTAATCACCTTGAGAACCTGAAAGCAGATGCTATGGATTTAGCTGTTATGCCTCCTGTACTAATTAAAGGGGATGTAGAGCAGTATGACTGGGAACCATTAGCGGAGATCATCGGTGGTGAAGATGCAGAGATTATAGAGTTAGGGAAAAACCTAAATGCTGTAATTACAGCTGACAATCAAATTGCTGAGATGGAAGCTAAGATGGAGGAAATGGCTGGTGCCCCTAAGCAGGCTATGGGCATTAGGACTCCCGGAGAAAAGACTGCTTATGAAATGCAAAGCCTTGATAACGCTTCAGGGCGTATCTTTACAGAGAAGACTACCAACTTTGAGTTAAATATTATAGAGGTTGTAGTTAATCTTTTCTTAGAGGTGTCTCGCAGAAATATAGATGGTTCTGATCTTATTCGAGTAATGGATGATGATATCGGTGTAGCTGACTTCTTGAAGGTTACTAAAGAAGATATAACAGCTTCAGGTAAGCTTCGTCCTGTAGGATCAAGACATTTTGCTGCTACAGCTCAAATGGTACAAAATGTACAGGGCGCTTTAAATCTCTCCGCAGTTAAACCTGATGTACTTAATCATGTATCAGGTAAGAAACTAGCTAAGCTCCTGTTCGAGGATATTCCGGGCTTGGCTAAACATGAGTTGGTTTCAGATAATGTTGCCATCTTGGAGCAGGCTGAGACACAGCAGCTAATCAACGCTGCCTCCCAAGAGCTTCAAGCGGAGAATGCCACTCCTTTAGACGGAAGTGATGAGGAAGCAATAGCGGGGGAGCCGTCTAATGCCAGCTAAGAAGAAGACCACAAAGAAGAAGAAACGTAACTATAAGAGTGAGTATGCGAATTATCACTCTAAACCTGCTGCTAAGAAGCAACGAGCCAGAAATAACAAGGCCAATCGTGATGCAGGGACATATGGTAATGGGGATGGAAAGGATATAGCGCACACTAAGCCTAAGGCCAAGGGTGGAACCTTCAAACAATCTCCGAGCAAGAATAGGAGCTTTAAGAGAACTAAAGCTGCTAAGCGGAAGAGGAAAGGGTAATGGGTACATTTGTAGGTAGAGTTGCAATGACAGCTCTAAAACTAGCAAGCAAAGTAACTAAGAGAGTAGCTAAGAAGAAGAAACCTAAGAAGAAAAAGAAGAAGCCTTTCAACCCTAAAACCGACCCCACATTGATTGAAGTTAGAAAGCGTACCGCTCAGAGTATTAACCAAACTAGGGGTGCGAAGAAGATGATTAAGTCAAGTAAGAAGATATTAAGGAAATAGTTGTAACGAAATGAGAAAAATTTACAGACTATATAATACTATATGAATATTAAATGGTTCAAGAAGTTTAAGGATAAAAAAGAAAAAGAGAGGTTCAAGTCTCTAGCTCTTTCTAATCTAGAAGTATTTCAAGTTCTAAGGTCAATCTTAGAAGATGAATTAAGTGCGTCTCACAAAGATGCTTATAATAAATCTCACTATCTATTACCTTGTTGGAAGGAATTTCAAGCAGATAAAAGAGGTGAGCAACGTACATTACAGAAGGTAATTGACCTATTACCAAAGGATTAAATAGATGAGTGACCAACCATCGAGTGTGTTTGAAACCCCCGTACCGACCAGTACACCAGCTCCAGTAGTTCCGGCTCCTGTAGCACCAACCCTAGCAACCCCTGATGTGCCCGACTCGGCTAAAGGCTTTGTAGGAGATGGTATGAAGTATAGTTCAGTGGAAGCTGCTCTCAATTCTATTGAGCCAGCTCAAAGCCATATTAGCAATCTCGAAGCAGAGAATGCTAGGTTACGAGGTGATTTAGAAAGATCAACTAAACTGGATGAAGTAGTATCTCAATTGGAAACGAACAAAGGTCAGACCGCTACACCAACGGCTCCTGAATACGATCCGGCTCAAATGAGAGAAGAAGCTAGAAGTGTCTATCAAGAGATTTCAGTTAATGAAGCTAAACAGAATAACATAGATGAAGCTAATGAATCTATCTTTAACCTGTATGGGGATAAAGCACCAGAGGTGACAGCCTCCGTTGCAGCTAAACTAGGGGTATCCGTAGGATTCCTCCAAGCTACGGCTGAAGCCTCCCCAGTAGCATTTATGAAATTGATTACAGATACCTCTAACCAAGATGGTGGTTTGCCACAAGTTGACCAATCAACCATCAATTCAGATGCTTTGAACCTAGGCCAGAACCCCGACAAACCCTCCGCTAAGGTGGGAAGCATGAGCAATACTAAAGATGTTCTTGCAGGTTGGAGAGGTGCTGGTAAGGTTGTAGAAGCTAATAATAAATAATCTCAGGAGATAAGTAAATGTCAGATCGTAATAATACTACTGCATTTATTGAAGCCCAACAGTATAGTGCTTTCATCGTGGAAAACCTTCCCGATATGGCATTACCTGAAGGCTTCGCACGGGATGTAACAGACTTTGCCTCTGGTACAACCCTAAACATCAAGACGGTAGGTTCTCGTACAATTCAGGATGTAGCTGAAGGTACACCAATGAACTTCACCCCGATTGATACAAACACTGTCACCCTAACCATTTCTGATTATATCGGTGATGCTTGGTTGGTTAGTGATGAACTTCGTCAAGACGGTGCTCAGGTTGAAACCCTGATGGCTATGCAGGCTATGGAAGCTGCTCGTGGTATTGCTGAAAATACTGAAACTAAGTATTTGGCTGCCTCTAATGACGCTCAGACTGCTGCTGACTTGAACCTAGTTAATGGTCGTCCTCATCGTTGGGTGGCTGGTGGTGATGCTGCTACTACTCGTAATATGGTGTTAGCTGACTTCATTGCCATGAAACTGGCTTTTGATAAAGCTAATGTTCCTCAGGCTGGTCGTATTGCTGTTGTTGATCCTGTTGTTGAAGCATCAATTAATAGTATTACCAACTTGGTGAATGTGTCCAACAACCCAATGTTTGAAGGTATTGTGACCACTGGCTTTGCTCGTGATCATAAGTTCGTTAAGAATATCTTCGGCTTTGACATTTGGACTTCCAACAAGTTGGACTTGCTTACCGCTACAGAGGCTATTAATGCTTCTGCTTATTCGCTTGCGAATGATACCGGCGAGATTGGTGATGTTGCCAACCTGTTCATGAGCGTTCTGGATGATAACACTCGTCCTATGATGAAGGCTAATCGCGTTTCTCCTTCTGTTGAAGGCTGGCGTGATCATGAAAACCGCGAAGATAAGTTCCAGTCATCTGCTCGCTTCGGCTTCGGCCCTCAGCGCGTTGATACCTTGGGTGTTATCATCACTTCCGCTTCCACTTACTAAGGAGAACTATTATGGGTTATGAAGCAGATGCCGTACGCGGAGTGAACAGCCATTATGGTGCTCGCGATGTGAATGAAAAGTATGGTGGCTCATACACAAATAAAGGTCAAGAGAAATCTCTAACGTGGATTTTTAATTATGATGACCTTCCTGCTGGGGGTACGACTAATTTTGAACAGTCCATCCCAGCTAATGCAACAATCGTTTCAGCAGCTTTTGAAGTGATCACTGCCTTTACCTCAACCTCTACAACCACTGATCTATTAGTTGGTTTGGAACAGGCTGATGGTACAGATATTGATCTGGATGGTCTGTTGACAGCTGTTCAGCTTGATCAGGCGACCATTGCCGTTGTTGGTAGTCGTTATGCTGGTACTGGAGCCTTGGTTGGTTTCACTATTGGTGCTGATGCCGGTGAGCTTAGTGTAACTAGCTCAGTTGCCGATTTGCTGACAGGTAAAGCTCGCGTTGTTGTAGACTACATCGTTTAGGGTGTAAAATAGATATGCCCCTCACCTCTGCTTGCATGTGAGGGCTTTCTTCTTAGGAGAATTATATGGCTGTAGAACACAATACACTTACTGATCCTGAGCTACATGAACCAAAGGATGTAGCCTCTGCTAGCGATGGTCAATTTTATATTGCTGATGGAGCGGGTAGTGGTGATTGGAGGTATATTCCTCACAGCTCTTTATATTATGATGATATAGGTACAGGGACAACTATTGCTACTCCCACCTCTTATACACTCATCGGCCCCGCCACAACAGGGGATTCAGTACCTCATGATTTCACGCATAACAGTTTAGGTAGATTAACCTATACTGGTACATCTGGAATAGATGTTAACCTATCCGGGGCAATCTCTTTTAAACACTCTACAGGTAGTGGACAGGATTGCTTCTTTCAGGTACATAAAAACGGTACAGCTGTTACAGGCGCTCAACATGTCGCCACTGCTGATAGTGCAAACTACCAACACGTTACACTCGCTGATCATATAGAGGTAGTCACTAATGACTACTTAGAAGTTTTCTGTAAGTCTGCTTCTGGTAATATTGTAGTACATGCTTTTAGTATGATTGCTGAAGGTAAGATAGTCTAATGTCCTCTGATATGGATAGTGATGAAGTAAACTCTATCTCAGACACCACTGAGGCGCTACAGGTAGTACAAATAATTAAATCTACTTACGAAGACCTAATGACTCGTAAGTTTAGGCCTCATCTTAAAACACTGTTTAAGTTGGACTCTACAGGCTCGTCTACCCCCTCTCATCTTAAGCTCCCTGAGAATGTCATGGAACTTCAGATGTTTAATTACGACAGTAAGACTTCCACTCAGACTAATGTAAACTATAAGCCGATTGTCTATATGGAAGTTATAGACTTTTTGCTGTATACTAATAATAGGAACACTGATAATTCAAGCGTGGACTTGATTACAGACCCATCAGGGACAAAGATAAAGATTGTAAATGATACAGCCCCTCAATACTGGACTTCATTTGATGATGAGTATCTTGTATGCGACAGTTATGACTCTACTATAGAGTCTAACTTACAAAATAGTAAAACACAGTTAGTTGGTTATAGGGAGCCATCCCTTATACTAACTGATGGGACAATTCCAGACCTACCATCAGAGAGCTTCCCTTTTCTTTTATCTGAAGCTAAAAAGCATTGCTTAGTTAAGCTCAAGCAGGTTGATATTAACGATCCTGCGTATAGAGAAGAAGCAGCTCGTAGTCGGAATCAGAACTCATGGCAGCAACGAAAGAAATGGCGAACACACAAACAAAGTAAGTATCCAAACTTCGGGAGAAAGTAAATGAATACTAAAGCACTAAAAGTTATGCCTAATAAGAAAGGCGCACATTTTGTAATCGGATGGGAGCGAGGAGGCGAAGTACCCTTAGCTCTTAGTGGGTTGTATACGTCTGTTGGTGATGCTCAATCTGCCATTGATGTATACGTAGGTTCAAAGAGTAAACCTAAGGGATTCGTATCTAAAGTTACAGAAACACTTAAGGGCTAATTCGTGGCACAAGAGCAGGTTACTAAAAAGTATAACACATTTGTCAAGGGGTTAATCACTGAGGCAAGTGCGATTAACTTTCCAGAGAATGCCTCGCTCGATGAGGCTAATTTTCATCTTCATCGTGATGGCTCTAGAGAAAGGCGTCTTGGTGTGGACTATGAGGACGGCTACTCTAAAACCACGGTTAATCTGTCATCTGTTCCAACAAGTAAAGTAGCCTTCTACTCATGGGAGAATGTTGGGGAAACCCCTGACAAGAACTTCCTTGTCGTCCAAATGGGAATAAACATTGACCTTTTTGAACACAGGCCTGCAGGATATGGCAGTAAGCATACTCGTTTCGTTATAGGTGTAGACACACCTTCCATCCCTTCCCCCAAAGATAGGTCTAGTTTCCCCTTCAGCTTTGCTTCTGTACGGGGGGCACTCTTCTGCGCTCAAGCGGTATCTACACCCTTCTACATCTCGTATGATCTCACCACTGATACATTTTCGATCACGCCTTATACTATTAAGGTAAGGGATATTTGGGGTGTGCCTTTAGGTGTAGCTACCTCCATTACAAATAGGCCAACCACCTTAAGCGGAACCGATGGTTGGCTTCACAGGTATAATCTAGCTAACCAAGGCTGGCCTAATGAAGCTGTACAGATGGCCCCTACTACAGGGACGCCCCCTGTCTCTTCAGGAACAGCAATCTCTGCTAATCCTATTGATCAGACATTAACAGACCTAGGGTATGCACCTGCTCTTGCCGACAGCTATTACTTATCTTTTGGTCTAGTTACTACACCCGCTAATATCAGTGTATATCGTCCTGATATGCTAACTACCAACCCACTTATGTCTTTACGCTTACCTCGTGGTAAGTTTATTATTGATGCCTTTGATAAAGATAGGGCAGATCAGCTAGGCACAGCTTTCTCTGGATTAGAAGATAAAGATAGAGGCACCCCAACAATTGTAGAGACATTTGCTGGACGTCTATGGTACTCTGGTGTTACTTCTTCTGTGGCTGGAGTTCCTGATTTCGATGATAAGGTTAGTTATGACTCCACTCTATTCTTCAGTCAAATAATAGAGTCTTTAGATTATGCTGGTAAATGCTATCAAGAGAACGACCCAACTTCTGAGGAGTTCTCTTCACTCCTAGCAACAGATGGAGGCACTATTGAGTTAGCTGGTGCAGGTAAGATTAGACGAATCATCCCTTTGAACAACTATTTAGTGGTTTTAGCTGATAATGGAGTGTGGACTGTAGTTGGTGGACAGAATGGGTTCACCGCCTCTAGTTATTCTGTTCGACAAGTTTCAAATGTAGGTTGCCTCTCTGCTAGTAGTGTTGTTCGTGTAGAGGAGAGTGTTCTTTATTGGAGTCATGCTGGTATCTACGCTGTACAGGTTGATCCTCAATCAAGAGATATTGTATCTAATAATATCACTGAGAATACAATCCAAACGCTATACGCTGAGATACCTGATACAGCTAAACTCTTCGCTCATGGTATCTATAATTCTCAAGAACGCCATGTATCTTGGTTATACCCAACATCATCTACTTTTGATGGGATCAATGATACGTGGACTAAGGATGCAGAACTATACTATGACCTCCCCCTCCAAGCATGGTCTAAGTATACTATCTCTTCTTTAGAGACCGGCACGCCTTATATTCTAGGTGCTGTAGATGTTCCTCGGCTTCATAAGAATGTAGTGCAAGAGAATGTAGTGGCGGATAGCATTCTAGTTGAAGCTGACTCTGTACAAGTAGAGACAGATGTTAATGTGTTCTCTACAGTAGAAAAAGACTCCGTATATATTTGTGGGGATGGTACATTCTATACCTTTGGTAATTATAAAAGTACCTCCTATCTAGATTGGGTTACAGAGGATGATACAGGGATAAGTTATGAGAGCTATCTTATTACGGGGTATGAAACATTAGAAGAGAATGCCCGTAGAAAACAAGCAACCTATATCTCGGTGTTCTTTAATCGAACAGAAGAGAACTTCATAGATGACGGAGCTGATGGTGCTATCTTAGATAACCAATCTGGCTGTTATATGCAAGGCCGTTGGGATTGGTCTGACCATTCCAACTCAGGTAAGTGGGGGAACTCACAGCAAGTTTACAGGCTCACACGGCTCTACACACCCACAGGTACTCTACCAGAGGTATTCGATAATGGGCAGCCTGTTGTAGTTACAAAAAATAAGCTCCGTGGTAGAGGACGCTCCAACCACCTTAAGTTCACGTCTGAAGAAGGAAAAGACATGCACTTGTTAGGGTGGCAGACAGAGTATAAAGGTAATAAGAAGGCTTAAACATGGCGAATGAAGAAGTCACAGGCTTAGCAGTAGGAGCAGCCACAGGAGCAGCTAAGGGTGCTGCAATAGGGGCTATAGCTGGGCCCGGTGGAGCAGTCTTTGGTGCAGGAGTTGGTGCTGTCATTGGAGGTATAGGTGGCCTTCTTGGGGGAGGTTCACGAGGAAGAGCTAATCGAGCTAGACGCGAGGCTAGAGCAGCTGCACGGAGAAGAGCCGCCTCTTTAACAGCTTTATCTGGAGTAGCGGCTGATAGAGCTAGACGAGCTATTATAAAAGAAGCTACTATAAAGAGAGCTGAGACTGTGGCAACCACGGAAGCTACGGGCGTGAAGGGTTCTGGTCGAGAAGGCGCTGTTGGTACAATCTTTTCTCAGCTAGCTGGTGAACTACAGTTTGAGAAAACATCCCAACAACTAAGTCGTAAGGCTGGTAGAGAAGCTCAAGAAGTTAGTAGATTAGAAAGCAAGGCGAATGTGTTTGCCTCTCAGGCCTCCACAATTGATGCCTTCACGGGTACAGTTTTTGAGGTTGGGGCTGCATATGCAGGTAGTATTAAAAAGCCTCCAACTGGAGCAGTTACATCTAAACCTTCGGTGTTCAATCAATAATGACAAGTCAAGTACAAACAGCTAATGACAACTTCACTGTTACTCTAGCAGCTGCTAAAGAGGCTGGTGCATCTTTTGAAGATGTGTCTGCTCTGGCAAAAACTAGTGAGCAGAGGTTTCAGGTGGAAGAGTCTTTCGGGCTAGAGGAGTTTGACCCTCAACCTGTAGAGCCTTTTGTAGATGAGCCTTTTGATAAGAGACTCCATCCTAATACAGTAACAGCCCAGTCCACTGAGGCTGCTGCTTTGTCTGGAGATAAATCTTATGAGTCAGCTAAGGTAATTCAATCAGAGCTAGAGGACACTGGTGAGTCTAAAGCTGTTAGTAACATCAAAGCATATATTGCTCAAGATAACGACTATCAAAGAAAAACCGCTATCAATGAATTATTGAGCAACCCTGCTATAGATGCTAAGAGTGCATCAAATGCCATCACAGGGTATATAGCTTTACGCTCCATCGGTACAGACTTAAAACAAGAATTCCAGAACGCCCTTGGTACATCTGATTCATCTCATACAGAAGAGGAGGCTGAACAACAGGATACTGTAGTAGCTAACTTAGATGGAATTATCAATGTAAGGGAGTTTAAAGAGAAGCAAGTTAATGCTCAGATGGCATCGGCAGACACTAGTACAGGTAATGCGATAAAAGATTTCGTTCTCCTCCTAACCCCCCTGATG